CAGACGCGGGGCTTGAGCGGAACGACACCAAACGCCACGCAACTCATCGAAGAACTGCGGTCAGCGTTGGAGGAAAACATGAAGGAACTCGAACGCCTTCGCGCCGAGCGCGACGAGGCGAGGATGAGATTGGCGGAGGCGAAGACCCGGATGGTGCGGCTGCTGTCGCAGTTGCAGGAACTGGAAGCGAGGGAGCAATGAGCGACGAACCGCAGATCGTGCTGCTCGCCGATGGATTCGGTCGTGCGTTCATCGGCATGGTCAGCGAATGGAACGGACACACGCGATCCGTCTACGACTACGAGAAGTGCGTCCGCGTCCTGATGCGGCGCGACAAGATGACGGAGGAGGACGCTCGCGAGTACATGGAATTCAATGTGGTCGGCTCGTATGTGGGAGAGGCGACACCGTTGTTCGTCAGACGAATGAAGATCGAGGAACTCATCTGAATCGATTGGGAGAGACACATGGACAAGCCCACATACCTACAGACTTGGTCACTCATCACCAGCCTATGGAACGAATGGTGTCCGAACGACGCGACGGCTCGGCTCTGCGCCGAGCGCTGGTCGGAACTGCATCAGGACAAGTTGCAGGACGCTGCCAAACTCCACAAGATGGAGGCAAGCGGACAGTACAAGGAGCCGAAGATCCACCGCATCATGGAGATCTACTCGTCGCGCACCGTGCAGGCGTGGACCAGCAGCGAGCCAGCCAAGGCGGAGTGGTCGTGCGAAGGTCCGACTCCGCACGAACTCGCCGAGTGGGATCGCTGGGCGGATGACATCCTCGCCGATGTCAGCGAGGAGGAACTGAAGGCGGCGCAGGAGATCGCGCCTGTCTCCGGCAAGCGCGTGCTGGCGTGCGCCGTGGACTACATCCGCAAGCGCAGGGCTGGCATCAGCGTGCTGCCGGAAAGGTCGGGTGCGCGATGAGGGTTCCCGACACATCCTTCGTTCATCGGATGGACATGACGGTCCGCGAGCGGCTGACGGTAGTCGAGGGCGAACTCGGACGCGCCATCCAGCGAGAGTCTCGCAGGGCTATGGAGGTTTCCTCGTTCGATGAGATGATGGACGAGGTCATCACGGAACTGCGCGAGATAGCCGAACTCAAGTTGTGCAGCGGTCCCGTTCGTCGGCGGATGATCGCGCTCGCCCTTCGCACCGAGAAGGACATCAAGAACATCTTCGACGGGAGGGAGTATGAGCGGCGCAAGCGACCAGCGGACGATTGAACTGCCGCTTCCTCGGGTGCAGGGATCGAACTCCCGTTCCCATTGGACGGTCCGATCCAACACCGCCAAGTCGGACAGGTATGTCGCGTTCGGGACCGCCCGGACCCTCGTTCCTCGGAAGCCCCTGTCGCAAGCCCATGTGGTGATCGATTGGCATTGCCCGACCAAGCGCCTCATCGACTGCGACAACGCCCTGTCCCGGTGCAAGTCGTACCTCGACGGGCTGACCGACGCTGGCTGGTGGACCGATGACAGGGCTATCAGGACCGTCACCATCACCGTCCATCCCGCCTCCCCGGAATGCCGGGGTCGTGTGCGGATCCGCGCTGCCGCGCTCTAGGATGGCGGTGTCCAGCCTCTTCGCAAGGATGCCCCCGGCGCGTTGCCGGGTCTAGCGCGGCTGGAACGACAGCCCCCGGCGTGAGCCGGGGGCTGTTCGTTGGGGCAGGGCTGGCTGTCAGCGTCGCCGACCGTAGGGGTAGGGGGTCACGGGCGGAGCGCCGTCCTCCCACAGCCACGGGTCAAGCGAGCGCCGCCGAGGCGGTCCGTCGCAGCCGGGGTAGGTCGGCTGGCGCTCCAGCCCCCACGGGTTGGTCGCGCTCCAGCCGGGGAGGCGGTCGAAGTTGTCGCCGATCCAGCCGCCGCCGGGGGTCGGGATCGCGATGCCGCCGTCCCATGCCCAGCCGCCGCCGGGTACGGGCAGGACGAACGAACGCCCGGTCGAGAAGCCTCCGCCGGGGAGGGGTGCGACGAAGTCGGACAGGCTGATCAGGGTTGCGAGCAGGAAGAGTTGCATAGGGTTCTCCGAAGTGTGAGGTGGAAACGAAAGCCCCCCGGCACGATGCCGGGGGGCGGGGTGCGAGCGGGTTCAGGTCACGCGACCAGTTCCACGGCAGCGTCGAGCGCCGTCGCGACATCGTCGGCGACCGTGCCGTCCCAAGCCGCGTAGGTGCGGACCGCGTTGTCCTTGGTGCGGACCGACTCCTCGGCGCGGGAGTGCTGGATCCAGTTAGTCATCGCGTTCGCGGCGACCCACAGGTTCGCGCCGAACTGCTGGGACTCCGCGTCGAACACGCGAGCCGCGTGTGCCAGCCCAGCGACCGCTCGCTCGCGGCGGCGCTCCTCCCAGCCGTTCTTCGGCGACTGCGGCACGGGACCGTCGAGGCGCTGCACCACATCGACCCACAGATCCTGCACCTGTTGCCGGGTGACCGGGGTCTTCGCCAGCGTCCGGGCGACGGTCGCGCCCTTCTCGATGGTGTTCTCCCAGTTCTTGATGCACTTCGCCAGTTCCTCGACGCGAGTGTTGAGGTTCAGCGTGTGGCGGAAGGACATCGCGTTGCGGCGAGCGCCGAGCGCGAGGTGGAAGGTGTTGCTGCACACGACCCGGATCCCGGTCGGGATCGCCTTCAGCGCCAGCGAGCCGTCGTGACCGTTGGCGAGGAACAGGTACGGCACGGTCTCGTCGCCGGGAGCGCCGAACTCGACCGTCTTGCCGCGCAGCAGCATCCACACCCGGCGACCGCCCCGGATGGACCCAGCGGTCTCGACCTCGACCGTGCCGTCGGCGGCGGAGCGCAGACCGTAGGCGAGTTCGGCGAGTTGCGCGTTCTGAAACGGCTGGTAATCGGGACCGACCACGCCCAGCACGGTCTTGGTGTCCGAGCGCAGCAGCACCTTGGCGCTGTCGGTCGAGACCCGGTACTCGTCCTGCTCCCCGGCGTTGAAGACCCCGGTGATCGCGTCGGACTGCTCGACCTCCCACTCCAGCCCCGCGATGCGGAGCGCCGAGAAGGGGTTCATCGCGCCCTTCACGACCGTACCCATGCCGTGCCAAGCGCCGTCGTTCGCGAGCGCGAGACCGTCGATCTTCGTGAGTTCGTGTGCCATGTGAGTGTCTCCCAAACTGTGAGCGCCGCAGCGCTCGGTTGCCCCTCGACTCGCGCCACGCGGCGCTTGTGTTGGGTTGCAGGAACTATAGCACATCTTCGACAGGACTGCAAACCGTTCTTCGGAAGGAAAGCAAAGCCCCCCGGCATCGAGCCGAGGGGCGGGATTCTGACAGGGCTGTCGGAGTTCGGGTCAGTCGCCGTACCAGCGCTCCATGTGCCGAGCCTCCCAGTCGCCCCGAGCCTCCCGCTCGCCCTGCCACGCCGCGCAGTCGGCGGCGCTCGCCCCGTACCGCGTCCCGTACTCCTCGGAGACGCTTTCCAGCGCCGCGTCCAGCGCCTCGGCTCGGCGAACGAGCCGCGCCAGCCGCAGCCCGAACTCGCCGCCACGGGCAGCGGACAGGAGGAGGTCGCCGTCGCAGCCCCAGCGCTGCTCGCCCGTCCAGCGCAGCGCGTTCGCGACGCTGGAGAAGACGAGGTGGTGGGGTCGGATGGATTCCTGTCCGACGCTGAAGCGGTAGCGGTCCAATTCGGTGAACGCCCGGTTGATGAGACGCTGGTGCGCGATCATGGCGTGGCGCTCGATGCGGTCGAGGCGGCGGTAGGACGAGCGGCGGGTGATGGTGAGGTTCATGGGTCTCTCCTGTGTCGTTGGTGAATGCTCGCCACGGTGGCAAGCCCAAGCCCCCCGGCTCGCGCCGGGAGGCGAGGGCGAGTCACCGCATCACGCGCCCGTGCCGTACTCCTCGCCCGTGACCGGGTCGCAGGCGGACAGGAGCGCAGTCAGGATCGCGGAAGCCTGCTGCTCGGTCAACTTGCGCTTTTTGTGGTCGGTCGCGCACAGGTCGCAGACGATGCAGCCGCGCAGCGCGTCGGCGATCCTGTCGAACCGCCACGCCTCCAAGATCGCCGCGAACCCGTCGCGCACGATCTCGCAAGCGAGGTCGCAGGAGTCATCGCTGGTCGAGGCGATGCGAGCCGCGTTCATGACCGCCAGCGCCGTGCTGCGCTCGCACGGGGTGTCGTACAGGGACAGGGTGCGGTCCCGGACCTCGACGGTGAACGACGGACCGTCGCCCATCGTCGCGAACACCGTCACCACCGGGCGGTTGCGCGTTCCGGTGAAGAGGCCGCTGACGCGGATCCCGGTGTCGGTGGCGAACTGAAGCGTGAAGTCGATGCTGTCCATGTGTCTCTCCTAGCAGGGTGTTGTGGTGCGCTTCACAGCGAAGCGCCTCGTCCCCCCGCGTGACCGGGGGGTGAGGCGTGGCGCGGTGTCACTCTCGGTCGAGCCATCGCTTGTACCCGTCCGACTCACGCCAATGCGGATTCGGGAAACCGCCTTCCCGGTCGAATCGGGGGCAGTCGGAGTCGCCACACAGCGACATTCCCGGCTCGCACTCGCGGTCGCAATGGGGGCAGCGGCGCGGCTCCGGCTGCGCGTCGCGGTTCCACTCGTCGGCGCACCAAGCGCCGAGGCGGATGAGCGCGTCCAACTGGGTGCGACCAGCGCACTCCATGAGCGCGTCGCCGCACGGTCCCTTCGTCTGCGCGATCCACGATCCGCGCTTCACGAAGGTGACGCGGAGGCGGAGCGCCGTCGGACCGTCGCCGCGCTGCACGATGCCGTAGCGCTCGCGCTTGCGACCGCGTCCCTTGCCGAGACCTGTGACCTCGGTGTAGATGCGGCAGTTGAACCCGCGCTTGCGGTCGGAGTGGAAGAGGGGGCTGGTGTAGGGGTCGTGCATGGTGATGCTCCTGGTGTGGTGCGTTGTGGTGTCAGCGTGAAGGGATGCCGAGTTCGATGTGGGCTGGCGCGGACGGGTTGAACACTTCCCACGCTGCACCGTTCCACCGGGCGTCGAGGTTGCCCTCAAGGTCTCCGGTGTCGCCGTCATGCGAACGCTCGTAGACGTACAGGTCGAGCGTGAAGCCCGGGGCAACGCCCTCGCGAATGTCGTGCAGTCGCGGCTCCATGTCGTACAGGTCGGCATCCTCTGCCCACACGGCGCTGTTCACGGTCTCGCGACCGCTCGCGTCGTGGCGGATGCCGCACTCGATGATCGCGGTGGGCATCCTGAACCACGCACGGGCAGCACGGCGGATGGCGGCTGCGTCGTAACGGCTAAACGGTCGAGTGATTGTGCTGGCTGCGGTCATGGCGATCTCCTTGTGGTGTGGTGTGGTATGTGATCAGGACAGGCGGAGGGACGGACGGAGTTCGCGCAGCGCGGCTTCAAGCGCGGCTCGTCTTGCGGCGCGGTATGCGCTTGTCTCGGTGCGAGCGCTGTGAACGCTCGTCGTTGGTTCGTCGCTCCACGGAGTCAGTCGGTAGGCGCTGTGCAACGCGATGTCCAGCGCCGCCGCCTTGATGTAGGCGCGAGTCGAGTGTGCAGCGTCGCCATACGCATCGCTGCGAACATTGGCGAGGTCCGCCGCGCAGCCGAGCGAGAGGAGCGCAGCCTGTGCCGCAATCTCATGGTCGTGGCAAGTTCCCGCGAGCAAGTCGCACAGGTTGATGAACTGGTTCGCCCAAGCGGGGGTCTCAATCGGCGCGGTCTCGTTGATGGTCTTCATTGGTGTCTCTCCGGCTGGTGTTGCTGATGCCTGTGGGAACACTCCCACAACGCACCACAAGAGTATCACAAAGGGCAGGGAAGGCAAGTGCATAAATCCAGCCGGAATTCGATGGATTCAGCCCAAGGTGTGGTAAGCCCATCAGCATGGCAGACCAGCCCAGCCAGCCGTTGAAGAAGCGCGGACCCGGCAGACCGCCCAAGAGCGCAGCCGGGGATATCGCGGCTGCAAAGAAGGCATGGCTCGATGCGTTCCCCGAGCATGGCTGGGACGAGGCTTGCCGCATCGCTTGCATCAGCACACACACGCCGTCGTACTGGCGACGCACCGATGCCGAGTTCCATGCAGCGCTTGAGGCGCTCGATGTCGAGATCGCGGACCGCTACGAGAAGATCGCCGACGAGGCGATCAAGGGACAGCGGCAGATGGATCGCAGCGCTGCGACGCTGCTGATCTTCCGGCTCAAGGCGCTGCGACCGCGCAAGTACCGCGAGGGCATCCGCATCGAACACACGGGCGCGGACGGCGGATCGATCAAGGTCGAGAACGGCGACGCTGGCGCTGGCGCTCGGATGCTGCGCGAGTGGGGAGCGCGGATCGGTGTCGAGCGGAACTGATCGCATCGTCGCGCTGCGCGAGCGCGTGTACAACGCGAACGCGAGAGAGCAAGCCGATCTTCGCGCAGCGTTCTCTGAAGACTTCGCAGCGTGGTGTGA